TGAAGCTGCACCAATACCTATACCTGCTGCTAATATAGCTGCACCAAAAACACCAATCCCAACAGCGCTATAAGTAAGTAATGGACCTAATATTGCGAATGCTGCTGCTGTCCCAGAAATTGCAAGACTGAATGTTATCATTGTGTCTTGACCTTGCTTCCCTGTCTTAGCTAATGCCGTCATAGCCAATGCTAATGCCGTCAACCCACCAAGAAATACACCAATACCTAGCGCACCTCTAGTCAGCGCGCCACCAAGTAAAGCAAATTCACCAGCCAACAAACCAACAGCAATACCAAATGCTTGCAATGTCGTTGTTCCTTGTTCTCCTTGTGAAGCCAAAGACGATATACCAAACGCTAACGTTCCTAGACCAGCAGCAGCTAATCCTACACCAGCGCCAACCTCTAACGTTTTAAGCGCTAGGTTGCTAAATGGCTTTGTTGCTTTTGTTGCTGCACTTGCTGCTTTTTCAGCTCCACCACCAAATGGAAGTATGCTTGATAACATCGAACCGAATGCCCCGCTTATTGCACGAGCTGGCGACAAAATAAGCGATAACACTCTAGGAAGACGACTCAATATAGCAATTGAACCTAAGACACCGGTTAATGCAAATGCTGATTGTAATGTGCGTCCAGTATTTGATCCAGCGCCACCAATGTTACCTAATATGTCGTATACTTGCTTGAACTTATCATAAAGTAACTGAACACCTTTATATACAGTTGATAATATACCAGCAAATATATTCCAAGCGGTAGCAGCTGCTGCACTGTCAGCGACTTTAACGGCAAGCATTCCAAAAACTTGAACCATTTGTGTAACAACTTTAATAACAGAAGTCAATACGTTATTAATTTTAGTGAATACTTTTTCCCAATTAACACTGTTAATTGCTTTAGCTAATTTATTACCAAATGCTTCACCAACCTTTTGCATAACAGATGTTACTGTTCCACCGAATTTAGTTAATTCACTTGTTGATTGCTTTGCGTTTTTTGTGAATACGTCAGAAAACGCTTTTCCAACACCAGCTATTGCTTTTCTAAATGGTTCAGAATATTTATAAGCAAGACCAATTGCGCTTGCGAATGCAGTTATTGCAACAATTGCTAGACCAATAGGAGTAACGAATAATGAACCAATCGCTATACCTAATGACTTTACTGTTGATATTATTTTGGTTGCGTTAGTTAAGAATCCACCAATAGCCAATGTTCCCGCACCAATAGCAGGTGACAATCCGATAAATTGACGAATAACACTAGCGATAGCAGAGTTGCTATCACCAGCCCAATTCAATGCACCGTTAATCATATCTAAGAACGCGCCAGTTACGCTTGAACTACCAGCCATTGCTTTGTTAGAAAGTGATTCCCAGTTACCACCAACCTGTTCAATCTTAGAACCAAGGTTTTTCTGCATTTCATTTGCTTGTTCTTGCAAGAATTTTGTAGCTGTGGCTGTATCTGCTGAAGCTGCTTGCATTTGATTGGCGAAGGCGGACCAACTTGTAGTTGCGTTATCCGTGTTATCCTTAACAGACTTCATTAAAGGCAAGATAGCAGCCATACCAGCAGTACCAAACATTGTCTTTAACGCCGCTGCTTGCTGTGAGCTTGTCATACCTTGCATTGAGTCCGCTATTTCATTGATAATTGTTGGTAACGGCTTCATATTACCCTGTGCGTCAGTCATAGACAAACCTAATGCGTGCATTTGCTCTGCACCTTTTTTACTTGGTGCTTGCATGAGCAAAATAGCATGGTTCAAATCTTGTGACGCCTGTGCAGCACTAAATCCACGGTTTGTCAACAATCCTAAGGCAATAGATGTTGTCTGCATGTCAATACCGGCGTTAACAGCCGTACCACCAATTGTTGCTAGTGCTTGCTGCATGTCTTCAATTGACGCATTAGACAGGTTAGCTGTCTGCGTTAGAATAGCTGCTGAACGCTGTGGGCTTTTCAAACTATCACCCCAGATGTTCATTGACTGTTGAACAACGCTGGCAGTTGTTTGCAAATCAGCACCGGCAGCAGTGGCTGCTTCAGCAATGGCAGGAAACTCTTTCTTAATTGTGCTAATTGAAGCACCATCTCGAGCCATGGCAACCATCGCGTTAGCTGCGTCTTGCGCACTAAGTGGCAATTCAGCGCCTAAACGGTTGGCAACGTCCGCTAATCCGTTAATATCTTTAGATGTTCCACCAGCGATAACAGCTGCCTTGTTAAGCGACGCTTCAAAGTCACCAAACCCTTTAACTGCCTTGACGCCCATAGCAGTCGTTGCAGCGCCAACACCAATCATTGTTTTACCAATAGCGCTTGTAGACGCAGATATAGCGTCTGATAACCCACTGGTTGAACTTTTTACGCTTTGCATGGCGTTGATAGCTTCTCTGGCGCCACTGGTTATCCCTGACGTATCGGCGGAGAATATGGCTTTTACTTCTTGTTCTGCCATTGTTTAATGTCCTTTGTTTAGATTTTTTAAAAAGTCTAGATCGCTTTGAGTGAACTGTTTTGTTCGTTCTTCTCGTTCTGCTTTCTCAGCTGCAAACTTTTCAGGGAAGTATCTCTTTTCTATCGAACGGACGTTCTTTTTATTGTACTTGCCATAAAACTCTTCAAAGTTACGATAAAACGATTCACCGCTTTTCTTTGTCGCTTTAGCTTGTTGACTTGCGAATGCCTGTTCGTGTATCTTTAAGCGTTCATCTTCCATAGCTAACTGCGCAGCTTCCATATACAAGTTGTACTCATTAATATCCATACGTTCGATAGACTCGATATTTTGATTAAAAAAGTAGCGCAGCCCGTCCACTAATAATCTGTGATACGTGACCGCGCTACTTTCAGCTTTAATATTTACTTCTGCTCCGCTGCTGCTAGAGCTTTCATTTTTGACGCTGTCGCATTAGACTTTGAAAGAGCTTCAACTACTTCATCAATTAACGAATCAATCTCATCGACAGTCAACTCATCTTCTAGCCACTCATTCAAAGCGTTAACACTTAGACGTGGCGTTTCCGTTTCGTTGGCAATTTTCAAAACATCTGCTAATGCTAGAATGTCTTTTGCGTTTGCTAATTGTCCTAATTTGATAGCCGAACCAACTGAGAAAGGAATACCTTCTTGCTTAGTGACAACCAACTTATCAAGTTCAGCAACAAAACGCAAACCAAACTTAAATGTATATTCTTTTCCGTTAATTTCTTTAATAATCTTACTCATTTTCTTTCGTCCTCCGTGACGTTCTTATTTATCCTGCTGGTGCTGTAACTTTGTTTAAATCAGTAAATGCGTATTGTGCGTCTGTTGCTGAAGCGTCAAATGTGACTTCACCGTCAATAGGTGTGCCATCAACAGCAACTTCAACCGTAGCAGTTGAGAATGAATCAGCGTCTGCGTCTTCTTCAAACGATGTCACTGTTCCTTGCATGTAAGTTGCCTTAACTTTACCAATAGTAGAACCCTTTTCAGAAACAAAGATACGCCAGTATTCCATCTTTTCGCCTGAATCCATAGCTGCTTCTTGAGCCTTTAATCCAGCTGCGTCAGAAGTAACCATCTCAACCTTTAAAGTCGTTTCAAGCGCTCCTTGTGCGTTTAATGTACCTGACTTTGTAGCTGTTGACTTTGAATCACGTGACTTTTTGTAGTTGTGTGTTGTTTCATAAGAAAACGAAATCGCTGAATCTGTTCCTTGCTTAGCAAGTGGACGACTGGCAATCATAATCTTTTTACCATTAATTGTGTTGCCTAAATCTGCAATATTATCTCCTAGTAAATTTTATAAGTTAAATCTAAAGTACCGTGCCATATCGTTGCGTTATCGAAGTTCTCTTCTGTAATTGTATTGACAGTAACCACTGGATCAACAATCACGCCGTAACTTTTAGTGCGACTTATTGGCAACAATAGATTGTACATTTTTTGTTGTAATTCTGATACTTCCCAGCGTTGTTCTTCTTTACCAAAGAAATTAAGAGTTATAGAAGCACTACCTTGCATTGCTAATTTTGTCGGTGCCATTTGTAACGAAACATTACCGCAATAAACGTAAGGCATTTCCGTAAGTGTTTCTTTGAAGTTTGGTAAAGTCGAATACCATTTAACACCGTTATCAATCAGAACGTCTGATATTGTTTCATATAATTCTTGGTCTGGTAAACTCATTTGAACGCGTCCTTTATATCTCTCAAGAAACCTGATTTTTGCGCGTTAAACGCTGTTGTCATAAATAGCGCTTGCCCACCGTTAGGGTGTTTTAATTTAGTATCAAACTCTTGACGTGCGCCATAGTTGTAATTCTTATTGTAAGCGTTAGCTGTTACGATACCTGTGATACTTGTTCGGTAATCTTGTATCTGTATCTGTGTATTACGTCTAAGATAACCAGTCCTAACAGGTTCAAGCCGGACAGCCTGTGCTTGTGTCGCTGCCGTGTAGTGTTTCACGACTTCACGTGCAGTGGTTGGAAGTTTATTAGTCATTGAGTTGACTAACTGGATATATTGATCATCTCCTTCTAATTTTATGCTCATGCGTCTACCTCTACAATAGTAATGTTTCTCCTATTCAAGATTGATTGGCTGGCATACAATTTATAAGTAACATTATCAATAATAATAAAATCAAACGGTGGCAAATCAGTGATAGATCTAATTGTCGCCATCTTTGAATTGCTTACACCATAACTTCTAATAGCGGTTTGCACAGAAACGGTTGTGTAATTGACTGTCACTTGCACGTCATTAATTACATCATTATTTTTACCGTGGTTACTTGGTCTGTCTATCGCTTTGGTAACCGTTCTAAACGTCACTTGCTTGTTTAGAATCATATTAACCACCACTTACCATGCGATGGCTTATAAAAGTCGTCTCCGTTCTTATAAGCGTTAATTTCACTCAAATATGGCGTAAAGTCGTCTTCATTAAACGTATAGCTAAGCCCATCTTGTTGTGTTGAGGCTGTGCCTTCGTTACCGATACGAACATATCTAGCGCCGACAACGTTTGTGACGATATATTGAAACTTATCAGGAACTGTCGTTGTACCAAGCAAAACATTTAAGCGAGCAGTCGTGATTTTTTCAATAACCGCCAATTTATCGGCAATCGGCGTGCTACTGTCTATTAAAGTTAAATAATCTTCTGCTGCGCTCATATTTCACCTTACTCTCATGGTTTTGGTGCTGGTGCAACTGCGAATAATACAGCTGGCTTATTTGATTCAGGGATATAAACACCATCTTTACCAGCGCCTTGTAATGCAACCCCATCAAATCCTTCAACCTCAATTGTACGTGTTGTTGAGATACCTACGAATGTGC